CGTAGGTGTTGAAATGGCTAAGTATGGTGAATTCATAAGAAAGTCATAGATGGATGATGTAACTAAGTTTAATGATGACGAGGCGTACTATGCGGATAGGACTTACCTATCCAATAGTTCGCTAAGTCTACTGCGTAAGTCACCTACCAAGTTCCACCTATGGAGACAAGGTAAATGGTCTTGGCCTAGCGCATCTTATTTTGATGTGGGTTCTGCACTACACTCTATCTTCTTAGAAGGTAAAGACATATCCGTAAAATGGAATGGGACTCGTAGAGGAAACGACTATAAGATGTTTAAGGAAGAACACTCCGGTAAACTTGTACTGCCTAATAAAGACTACGACTGCGTACACGGTATGTATGATAAGCTACAGAAGGTTCAAGAGGTTACTGATCTTATGGGATTTGACTTCCAAGCAGAAGTTCCTGGCGTAATGGATTGGCACACAGAAACTGGGAACATTATACCACTAAAAGGTAAGGCAGATTCTATAGTTACCAATAACGATAGAAAATATCTTGTTGACCTGAAGACTACGGCTAAACCATTAGACGAGTGGAGAAGGAATGCTAGATGGTATTACGCACAACAAGCGTATATGTACACCGAATTGTTCGACTTGGAAGAGTTTTACTTCTTGGTGATAGAAAAGGAATTCCCTTATGAAGTAGGTATCTTTAAAGCAGGTGATGCTTTCTTAGAATACGGAGCGAAGGAATTAGATAAGTCAATTAATTTATATGAAAGTTTATTTTTAAATGGAGAATTTAGACCGTACTATGCTGTTGTGGGAGAACTATAGTCCTATGGAGCGATTTATTATTGAGACTGCTTGTAATCTTATGGATGTTCCGGTAGACTTGATCGTAAATAACAACAAGAATAGAAAGGTGGTTACTGCGAGAGCGTTAATTGCTAGAGTGCTATCGGAGCAAGAGTATAGTACCGTAGAGGTAGGTAAGGTATTGGGTGTGAGCCAAAGGATGGCATACGAGTACATCCATAGCCACGAAAATAGGATGTCTAATGGTATGTATAGCTACAACTATAATAAGCTCATAGGCATCTTAAAAGCGAGTAGTGAGGATAATACAGATATGTCACAGAAGGTTGATAACATCAACTCTAGGGTATCGAGATTAGAACAAAGGATGAATCACCTTTCCAAATTGATTCTTGAATAATTTTTATTAATGCTTAATTAAATTCAGATGACTGAAAAGCAATTTGTAGGCTCTACGAGAGTCAAAACGACCAAGTATGGTCAAATCATTAACCTAGGTCTAAACCAAAAAGACCTTGATTTACTATCGTCTAAGTTGAATGACAAAGGCTGGGTAAATATCGACTTGAAGTCTAAGAAGGATGGAGGCTTTTATGCTGAGATTCCTACGATGGATTTCAAACCTGCGGCAGCTACTAATGCACAAGACGATGACTTGTTCTAAACATCTGTAAGGGGAAAAGGAAAATTAACTGCGGAGTAGATTTTGGGGGGTTCGATTCCCCCCTCCCTTCCTAAAATAATAGAGTTATGATATTCAAAGTAATTAGATCAAAAGCCATTAGTTACATCTTTGATACTATTGAGGCTGCCAGAGAATGTAGAAAGGACTTAATGAATATGGGGTATAATAATATCTCCATAGAAGTAGAACAGGAAGATGTTCCTTAAAACCAAAGAGAGATGAAGGAAAGCGAACAATATTTTTGCTGTAAAGAACAAATAAACCAAAGATGTAGCGAACAATGTTTAGGATGCTTTCAGTTTGAACATAGAGAGATGAAAGAAAAACCAAAGAGAGATGAAATACGAAAATGAAATAAATGAAATAATTAATAATGTAATCCCTAAAGAAGGCTTGATGACAGATGAAGAACATCAAGAAATTATTGAAGAAACATTTAAGCAAATGGGTATTACGAAACAGAAACTTTCTGATGATATAGAAACAGGTGTAAAAAATGGATACTCTGTTAAACTGCAAATAGAATTATTGAAACGAGTTCTAAATGTTGCCTAACCCCCTAATAACAATTTAAAACCAAAGAGAGATGAATTACTTAGAAATAATTAACGATTTAAACCAAGAGCTTTACGAAAGGCTTGGTGACGATTACCACTACGAAAGACAATTTAACTACACTACTGATGGGTATGTAGATATTGTAAACTTTGGTGAAATTATGATATATAACAGCGAAGATGGTGAAAGGGAATGGATTGAAGAGAAGAAAGTTTACGAACCTTTAAAACCTTTCTTAAAGCGGATGTTACTACAAGAGATTGATAAACTTATTGAAGTTAAGAATGTCTTTAAAACCAAAGAGAGATGATTAAAGTAATTGCAATTTTCTTAATTCTAAAAGCAGTAAGCAACGGAATTAAACTACCGCAAAGAGGTAGCAAAACAAAGAACGACTTTATAGGTCACATACTTGTAGAATCAATTATGCTTATCGTACACTTATATTTCGGTGTATGGATGCTACTTAACCTTTAAAACCAAAGAGAGATGATTATGACTTGGATTACAATAAAACTTATGCAACTTCACTTATGGTTGGCTAAAAAGAAACAAGAAAAGCAAGAGAATAATATAGTCGCACACGCATACGATAGGCTGATAAAAAGCTATGAGGATGCAATTAGGTTTCTTAAAGCAGATTCCTAATTGCGCACAACTCCTTTTATAAAACCTTTAACACCAAAGAGAGATGAATGCAGAAGAATTTATCAAATACTTGATTAATAAATACGATAACCCACAGTTTGATTCGGAAGAAGAATGGTGGAATTGGGGCAATGTAGATGACACACACGCTCACGGAGTGGAAGAAGGTGTGCAATATGTAATAGATAAACTTAAAACCTTTAACACCAAAGAGAGATGAGTGAAATAGATAAGCTTACAAGAGAATTAGTAAAGCAAATGATGGGTAGAGATGTTGATGATGTGCAAGATGGAGATTACCAAATTGCTTATTACTACTTAGCTAAAGCAATGGAATTGGGTGCTAACCTTTAAAACCAAAGAGAGATGAATAATTTGACAGAACATCAAATAGCTACAATATCAAGCGTCATTAATCAAGCAGAGTATGAGTTAATAGGCTATCAAGCTTTTTACAAAGACGGCTCAAATAAGTTTTACGCTTACGAGGAATATGATAATATTGATAAGGGCACTGCTTCAAATCCTTTAATTTCAGTTAAGCAAGTAGGAAAAAACACCAAAACCTTTAAAACCAAAGAGAGATGAGAACACCAATTCAAGAGGTTTATGAGAACTTCAACAAGATGAGTGATAGAGACTTTAAGGCTTGGATGCTAAATACTGATTTACTTGAGAAAGAGAAAGAGGTGATGGTTGACTTCGCCTACAAGTGCAGAAATGTAATGGCAGCAGATGAATTTGCTATTACCCATTGGTATCATAAAACCTTTAACACCAAAGAGAGATGAATGAGCAAGAGAAAGCCACAAAGATTCTATTTGCCTTGATGGTATTTACGATCTGCACTTTAGCACTAAGCGTACTGGCTCTAATGTATGTATACGCTCACCCTACAATTAATTTACAATGAGCTGCAACTGCACTAAGCCTATGACAATTATAGAACTATGCCTTAGAGATAGGGATGAAAACGGAATAGAGAATGATTAGAAAGTACAAGCACATTAGAGAAGTTCAGAAGTATTTGGATATGCTTATGATAGACCAAGTGAATCTTACCATACAAGCCAGTAGATTTGGATGGACAGAAGAACTACAGAATCAATTAACTAATTCAGCACTCCTGATACGCAAGTATCAAAGAAGATTGCGCCTAATAAGAATGTGATGGAAGAACCTAAAGGACAAATGATATACCACTACTACGGAAGGTTATCCTGGAAGCGAAAGCGTGGTAACGGTTATATCAATCACCGCAAAGATATAGAGTTCGTCTCTAGAGCAGAATCTATAGAACAGATGAATAAGGATGTAGGTTTTATGATGCAACTTATGGTACACCAAGGATTAACTGCAAATAGTATTACCGATGTAAAGATTGCAGAAGTGTATAAAAGAGAAGAAATTAGTAGATCATTTTATTATAAAGAAGACAATTTATGACAACTAGAAATTTTATCTATAGGGCTGAGGAGTTAAAAGATTCTCTAACAGAACTTCGTGAGAACGGAGTAAGCAAAGGTGCTTGGACCGGATTCGGTTCGCTATTCGACAAGTACTCAATGAAGCTAGGTAGCACTACCTACATATACGCAGGGGCGCATCAGGGTAAATCCCAATTCGCCTTTGAGGTGATGATGAACCTCTCCGAGTATAGCGGATGGAAGTGGGCAGTATACTCTCCGGAGACTGGTTCTCCCACAGAAGTATTCGCTGAACTGCTTTGGGTGTGTCTTCGTAAGCCATTCTTAGTGAACGATAAGCTAATGGCTACTCAAGAACAATCCGACAAAGCTGTAGAATTTATAGACAAACATTTCTATATTATAGATAGTGGTCTGCAAGACCTAACCGTAGAAGGTTTCTATAGTTGTGTAACGAACATCGAGGAGGATTTTGGGATAAAAGTTCAAGGTTGTTTAATTGATCCGTTTACTGAAATAAAGACCGATGTGTCTCAAGGTGTACGAGACGATATAGCTATAGGCCAGGTGCTTACTCGTATCCGTAAACATAGTGCAGATAACAACTACCATACACTACTTACCGTACATACTAAACACCAACAACCTAAGTATAAGAATGGTATAGCATATATAGACAAACCTACTATGAATGATATAGCCGGAGGTATGCAATGGTCTAGAAAGGGTATGATGGTTATAAATATATGGCGTTGTCCGTTTGGATTGGAAGATGCAAATGGCGTACCTTACGAACCTAATCAAGTAGAGATTACTGTGGTGAAAGCTAAACCTAAGATTGTAGGTAAGCTAGGGGTAGTAACGATGTACTATGATAAGATAAAGAATAGGTACTACGAGTTGGATGAATTAGACAACAAAGTATATGCTTATAAAGACCCTAACTACGAACCCGAACCTTTAGAATTACCTACACCTAAACAAGAAGAATTAGAATTTTAAGATATGGGAAGAAGAAAAACAATTAATCAATTAGATTTATTCTCAGGTATCGGAGGCTTTCACCTAGGATTTGAAAGAGCAGGGTATAAAGTGAATAGTTATTTCAGCGAGATAGATAAACACGCAATAGCAGTATATAAACAACAATTTAAAAACAGTAAATATGTCGGATCAGTTGTCGATATTAGAGGAAACGAATTACCAAGAATTGACCTTATCACCTTTGGAAGTCCTTGCCAAGATTTCAGCCTTGCTGGAAAGCGTGAAGGTATGTCAGGAGAACGATCAAGCCTTATCCTTGAAGCAATACGCCTTATCAGCGAATGCAGACCAGGAGTATTTATTTGGGAAAATGTTAAAGGAACTTTCTCCTCAAACTCTGGCGAAGATTTTGCGGCAATCCTCCAAGCGTTTGCCAACATTGGGGGCTATAGACTTGAATGGCAACTGCTTAATACATCGTGGTTTCTCCCCCAAAACCGAGAGCGCATATACCTTGTCGGATATTCTACAAAAACCAAACGAAATTGGCGAGGAGTTTTTCCTATCGGAGAGAAGTTTAGAGGGTTTGATGAAAGGACAAGGGAAGCCACAAATGTTAGAGCCTTAGTAGCTGGAGCAAAAAGTGGTGGTAGGCATAGCACTATGACTTTGTTAAAAGTAAAAAGCGCAACCTCTAAAGGTTACGAGGTAGCTACTGAGGGCGATAGTATAAACCTCTCCCAACCGAATAGCGAGACTCGTAGAGGTAGAGTAGGTAAAGGTAAAGCTCAAACCTTAGAGACTTCTTGTAATCAAGCAGTAGTAGAGCCTAAAATTATAGGATATACAAGAGATGCTAAAGGCAAGGTAACGGATAGACACCTAAAAGATGAGGCAGGAACAATACACTCATCAAGTGGTGGAGGTGGTAATACTGACCAATTTGTACAAGAGCAGCCAATGATAGCAGCGCAGCGAGGTAGATACCAAGAGGATGGTAGTATAAAGCAAGAGCTTGAGATAAACAAAGAAGGCAAGAGTAATACACTTACTGCCGTGCAAAAAGATGATATGGTAGTAGAGCCTAAGTACACTTATCAAGCAGTTAACAAAACCATTGAAAAAAATCTTAATGCATTTAAAGAAGGTGAACCTCGTATGATGGATTTATATAATCATAAAGTTCAAGATGTATCTCCTTGCTTAGTAGAGCCTCATCATAATAGGTCATCATTGTTTAATGGCTACCGCATAAGAAGATTAACACCTATAGAGTGCGAGAGGTTACAAGGCTTTCCCGATAACCATACCGAGTACGGTAACTACGATGGGGAGGTTAAGAAGATGAGCAACACCCAACGCTATAAGCAATGTGGTAACGCAGTCACCGTAGATGTGGTACAAGCGATAGCAGAAAAAATTAAACCTTTGTTATAATATGAAAAGTTGGTCAGAAGCCTATAGAAAAAGTTGGTGCGAGATGATTCGTGCCTACCTAAAGTTTAACATCCCCTCCGCAAAGGAGGTGGAAGTGATAGACTGGAACAAGATGTCTATT